CCAGGAGAACCAATCCTGGGATCCGGTGATCCTCCAGTAGCAGAGAAGACAATTGTCTGCGACGACCTGCTTATCAGTTCAGCTTTCGTTTATGATTTAGATGAGACACTTGCACACTACTCTTTGAGGGGAGAGATCTCTAAGAAGATTGGTCACGCACTAGCTGAGGCATATGACAAGAAGATCTTCCGTACTGTTGCTTTAGCAGCTCGCGCTGAACATCCAATCACTGCTACTCCTGGTCCTGAGCCAGGTGGTACCCAGATCAAACTAGGTGCTAACAAAGAGTATGATGCTCAAGCATTGGTGGATGGATTCTTCGAAGCAGCTTCTGTTCTCGATGAAAAGAATGTACCCAAGCAGGGACGTACAGCTGTGTTGTCTCCAAGACAGTACTACGCTCTAGTTTCTCAGGTATCTACTAACATCCTGAACCGTGACTTCGGTAACAGTAATGGTAATCTACAATCTGGTGAAGGTCTCTATGAGATAGCTGGAATTCAAATCAGACGTTCTAACAACCTTCCATTCTTGGCAGGTACTGTTAATTCTCAGTCTGGTGAGAACAATGCTTACAATGGTGACTTCTCTAACAGCTGCGGTCTTATCTATCAGAAAGATGTAGCTGGTGTTGTAGAAGCAATTGGACCTCAAGTTCAAGTAACTTCTGGTGATGTGTCAGTCCTTTATCAGGGTGACGTAATTCTAGGACGTCTCGCAATGGGAGCCGGAACACTTAACCCTGCTGCTGCGATTGAATTCTTGAATAACTAAGGGGGTATAAACTATGCCTTTACTACCAGGAACATCACATACAATTACAAAAAATGCCGGAGTTGGTGTTGTTACATCTTCTACGATTAACCCTTTTCAAGGTGTTGAGCATGGTAGAACAATAGGTGCAGACGATTACACCACACTGACAATTGCTCAATCTGGTATAACAGAAGCAAGTCCAGGTGTACTTACATCTGCTGCACATGGTTTAGCTACCGGCGATGTAGTTACTTATCACTCAGAAGGTGGTACTAACTTAGTGACTGGATCTTCAGATACAGTTGCTGATGGTACCTCATTCTATGTTGAAAGGATGTCAGCTGATACTTTTGAATTAGCTACAACCGCAGCTCTTGCAGCCGCAGGAACTACATTGCAAGTATCAACGGACGGGAATGATAATCAAACATTCCGACGAGTCGTTGGTAAAGTTGTTTAACAATACAAGGTAAAAATACATGGCAGTATCAGTACAAAAAGGGAATAACGGTGTCTGTACAACAGATGCAGAACGTATTTCCGTATCAAAAACATGGACTGCAACAGCAGCTGGTAGTACAGCAGCTCAAGCAGATTCCGCTGTTAAATCAGTGACACAAAATCTTAGGATGGCTTATGCTGGTCCTGAGTGTAACATCACTGCGGTTTAACATTATACACATTGGGAGGGTTTCACGACCCTCTTTTTTTTATTTATATAAATTAACATGACCTACCCTACTTATGCTGTGTCCACAGAACTGGATGCTGTTAATCAAATATTAAGCTCAGTGGGGCAGAGTTCTGTCACCACCTTAGATTTACAAAATCCTGAAGTAGGTATAGTTTTAAATACACTTAGAGAAGTGAATAAAACTGTACAATCTGAGGGGTGGACATTTAATACTGAACGTCACTATGAGCTAACTGCTGATAGCATCACGTTCGAAATAGAATACCCAGAAAATGCTTTATCAATTGACACACATAGATACACTCACTACGATGACTATAATACTGTTCGTCGTAATGGTAAGCTTTATGATCGCAACAAGCACACCTATGAATGGAAAGATGGTTCCGATCCGCGTACGATCACGGTAGATGTTGTTTGGTACTGGAATTTTACAGAAGTACCGCCAGCTGTTCAAGCTTATATAACTGCTAGATCTGCTAGATTATGTGCAATAAGAATGATCGGAGATCAAACAATATATGCATTACTACAAGAAGAAGAGTATTCCGCTAGAGCTACTGCACTAGAGCATGAAACTCAACAAGGTGATATGTCTATATTCGGGTGGAGAGATGAGGAAGATTACCATCACAGCTATCAACCATTTAAAGCATTACGCAGATGACAACACTCACACAAAATATTCCAAATTTTTTAAATGGAATATCACAGCAACCGGATAAGAAAAAAATACCCACTCAAGTAAAAGATGCTATAAATACATACCCTGACTATGCACTCGGTATGTTGAAAAGACCTGGTGGTAAATTTATATCTAACCTAAAAAATGCTGAAGATATATCAACAACAATATCAACAGCTACACATAACGGTGTAGGTGATGGGAGTAGAACTGCAGGTAGATATGTTGCAGCTGTTACTACTTCAGGTGGATCAGGCACTGGAGCTACATTCAACGTACACGCTATAGTTGCAGGTGAAGTTAGTACATTTACACACAACGGAGTTGCAGCGAGTAACAGAACTGCTGGTACCTATTATGTAGCAAATGCTGCAGGAAGTGCGTCTGGTACAGGATGTGATTTAAAAGTTGTAGTTGAGTCTGATGGAGAACCTATTGTCACTTTAGATCATCGTGCTAGTAAAACAGGTGGTGCAGGTTATAATGCATCAGGTGAAACAATTACTATCGCTGACAGTTCATTAGGAAGTGGTGGTGCCGCATCGGTTGTTTTAACCATTACTGCTATACACTCATTAGGAGTCGATGTTAAACTCGCTTCAGGTGGTAAAGGATATTTAAAAAATGATACATTAACCATTGCTGATTCAGCTTTAGGTAGCGGCGGTGGTGCTGCAATTACTGTTACTGTAACAAAGACTGAAGCTTATGGTAAATGGTTCTCTATACTTAGAGATGAAGATGAGAAATACGTAGGACAATATGCAGATGATACTTTCCGTGTATGGAGTTTAACTGATGGTAGTCCTAGAAAAGTTGATATGGGAGATGACACTGGAGTACCAGGTGGTTGTAACTATACCAATATGCAGACAGATCTGCTAGCATATAACAATGCAGTACAAGATACAACAGACAAACTTGTAGCATTGAATACCGCACAAGCTGCTTTCACTGAATCTAATGATGGACAAAGTGATACTAAATCTTCTTTATGGGAAACCTCACAAGATTATGATACTGGTATCGGTACAATAATTGAGTCTTTGGTTTCTGGAATTTCACAAAGAAAAACAAACGATGCATATACTATTAAAAAGAATGGAGATACCCTTAGCGTATCAGATAATAATATATCTGCACCTATTTATAAATTAGAACGTACTGTAGAAGGTTCAGGTTATGGAACTGGTATAGGTGTTGGACCTGCGAATCAAATACACATTAGTGCAACTGGTTCAGGTTATTCAGCAGTAGCAGCTGCAGCAACATCAGGCGGTTCAGGGTCTGGATTAACACTCACAACCACTGTAACCGCAGGTGCTCTTACAACAGTTGAAATTAATGCGATAGGTCAAGGGTATAAAGTTGGTGACGTTTTAACTGTCGCTGGTGGTACATCAGGACAAATAATAGTTGATAAAATAGTTACAGGATCGGTTTATAAATTAGCAGTAACAGTAGGCGGTAGCGGTTATAGTGATGCAACAGGTGTAGCAACAACAGGAGGTGGAACCTCTTTAACAGTTAACACAACTGTAGCAGCTGGTGCTATTACAGCAGCTGTTGTAAACGCACCTGGTAATAATTATACACTTGGAGATGAGATAACTGTATCAGGTGGTGGAGGTAATGCTAAACTTAGAGTAGTACAATTAGGTTATGCTACAACATCCGCAGGATCAGGTACAGGATTAGTAGTTGATATTACAACTAATACTGCTAATAAAGTTGAACCGGAAGCAACCCCGTCAGATACATATGCTGTATCAACATTCACACATAATGGTGTTGCAGATACAAGTAGAACACAAGGTAATTATACAGATGTAATTGGTACAGCAAATAAATCTGGGTCAGGAGCTAGGTTTGATATTACAGTTGATCAATACGGTGTACCCACAGTTACATTAGTTAATGGTGGTAATGCTTACTATGCAAGTGAGACTATTACTATTGCTGATTCCTCTTTAGGATCTGGAGGTGGTGCCAGTATTGTAGTAACTATATCTACCACTTCAATTGTAAAATCTGGTGGTGCTTTAACTACTACTACAGGTTATAAAGTAGATGAAGTTATTACAATAACCACAGGTGGCGGTGATGCTAAATTTAAAGTTACGGAATTAACTTGGCAACAAGGTAAAGAGATGACAGGAGAAAACCCTCATCTTGCTTCTGACGGACTTAAATTATTTGAACTCATTGAAGTTAATGACCCTGCTCATACAGAAGCACAGTTAAATACAACAACATCTGCAATG